ATAAGTATGCGACTCAAAAGTATTTAAATACATTGGAAAAAATAAATCAAGGACTATTTTGAGAATCTTAGCGCAATTTTCCCATAATCTTCCTTAGTTTTGCCATTTATTATGTGATAAGATTTATAAGAGAAATAACGAAGTAATGTTAGGCGTTTTATATTTTAAGAGAAAAGTATATGCCAGACATTAAGGATATTCTAAAAAATGAAGACTTCGGAAGCATAGTCGGAGATTTATGCGTTGATACCCGAGAGAACCGTAATCCTCGCGAGTATATGGAAGAATACGATGGCGACAGGACTCGACGTAAAGAATCTGTCGGATATCGCGAACCGAAGAAGATCGCTGTATATTCAGAGACAGAAAAAGAAGTTGATCCCGATACAGGAGAAGAAAAGCCAAGGAGACTAGAGGATAAAACTGTAGAAGTCGCTCAAATTGTGACTAATCTACCAAAGAAGATAGTTCGTACCTCTGTTGCCTTTTTGTTTGGTGGTGAAATGACTATCACAGCTGAAGACCCAAATAACGGTTTTACCGAATTTAAGAATATCTATAAGCGTAAACTCAAGATGCAATCAGTTTTGAAAGAGTTTGCTAGAAAAGTTCTTTCAGAAACCAAAGCAGCTATTGTTTTCTATCCAGTTACCCGGGATGATGGAAAAAGCCAATTAAAGGTTAAGATTCTTTCTACTCCTAAAGATAACAATATCGAATGTGAATTCTATCCACATTTCGACGAGGACGACGATATGGACGGCTTCATCTATAAATACAATGCAGAAGTCAATGGCCGTACTTGTGAATGCGTGAAGATATACACGAAAGATGTTATCTATTCCGGAGTAATGGACGGCATTTGGCTAGTGAAAAAGACAAAAAACCTCTTTGGAAAGATTCCTGTAGTATATGCCGAAGTAGATTGCCCTGATTGGGAAGATGTTGCCAACTTGATTGATAAAAAGGAAATGAGGCTTTCCCGTTTGTCAGATACAAACGATTATTTCTCTGAACCAATTTTAAAAACCTATGGTCTTGCAAATCTACCAAGTAAAGAAACCGTTGGCAAGGAATTGAACTTCGGAATGGAAATAGACCCTGATACCGGTACATCGTATCATGGTGATGCCGACTACTTAGCGTGGCAGCAGTCCTGCGAATCCGTAACACTCGAGCTTAACCAATTAGACGATGCCATACACTCCGGAGCTTCCAGCCCTGATTTATCAATGAATAAGCTAATGGGATTAGGTAATTTAAGCGGAACATCTCGCCGATTTATGCTGATTGACGCGGAAATTAAAGCCAGTGAGCAGATGGAAATCTTCGGCCCTGCAGTTCAACGTACTGTGTCAATAGTTCAAGCAGGAATGGCTAACATCACACATACTAAGTATGCATCACAGCTAAATGATAATTTTATTGAGGTGGAGTTTGGCAGTATTCTCCCACAGGACCTGGCTGAAGAACTAAAGAATCTTGAAACAGCATCCCAATTCAATAGCAAAGAGACGATTATTAAAAATTCACCATATACGGATGATGTTGAAGAAGAGTTAGCCCGCAAGAAACAAGATGAGAAAGATACCGCTCAAAACAATTCATTCCTAGGAGCTACACTTTAACTATGCCTGGACTTTCTTTCTACGATAAACAGCATATACAGAAAGTTGCTGCACAGCAGGCCGTAATAGCCAATATCTTTAATCAGTTTATACTTTCTGTTTCCCCGTATCTCCGTAAATGGTCAGATGCGGGGAAAAACAATGTATGGATAAGCAATCAGGGAATAGAGAGTGCGGTTGACCGGGAACTACTAAACCTTGAATCAATGTTATATGCTAATATTTCCGCATTCCAAAAGGATGGCTGGGAACGAGCAGAGAGGAAGAATGATGATTTTATTTCCCTGTTCATCAAGGGAATGTCTATTTCTAGCGCAACTAAGGATGGAATGTTTACTCATAGCCTATCTGCATTTGAGGCTCTAAAGAATGATATAGATTCCAACGGTCTAAAATTGTCTGATAGAGTTTGGAATATTACACAGCAAACGAAATCGCAACTCGAATTCTATCTTGATAGCGGCGTAGTTGCCGGACGTAATTCAAACGGAATCAGTAGTGATATACGGCAAATTTTGCAAAATCCCCAAAAACGTTTTCGCCGGATCCGAAATGAGAAAGGTGAATTGGTTCTATCACAACCGATGAAAGATTATCATCCAGGGCAAGGTGTATACCGCTCTGCATACAAGAACGCTCTCCGAACATCTGCAACAACTACGAACACAGCTTATCGTAGTGCAGACTATGAACGTTGGAGTAAACAGGATTTTATACTAGGAATTGAGATACAGCGTTCGGCCAATAATCGCGGACCGTGTAAGATCTGTGATGCGATGGTTGGAAAATATCCTAAAACATTCAAGTTTACAGGCTTCCATCCTTTCTGTATCTGCTTCGCTACTCCCATTACGATGGAACCAGAAAATTTTGCGGATTTTCTGCTGAATGACACAGTTCCGAAAGAGCAGGTTATTACAGACATTCCCCAGGGAGCAAAGGATTTCGTCAGCGAGAATAAAGACGGATTGTAATCGGCTTTCTGGTATAAGGATAACTTTACCAATGATGGAGGACTACAAAGAGAAATAGTTTCCCAACCTATTACGAATGAAGTTATAAAGGTTTCTAAACCTAAACGTATCAAGACTGATGCTGAAATTACAGATATTAAACAAAAATGGAATGAACGAAAACTCTATAACAAAATAACCAACACAGAGAATGAAATACGCCTGAATAAAAGCTTTGAGACAGGAGTCTTATTTGACAAGAATGGTAATGTTGTAATCGATAAGCGCGGAGCCAAATATAGTGTTGAGTTTACGGATGAAGAATGTGCGAAGATGAAGGATTGCATTTTTACACATAATCACCCAAGAGGCTGGCAAGAGCCAGAAAAGAGTTTGGGACGAATTGGCAACTCATTCAGTCCGGCTGATATGTATCTTGCAATAGCCCATAATGTATCAGAAATGAGAGCTGTAACACCTAATTATACATTCGCTATGAAACGTCCCGAAGAAGGATGGGGAATTACAATTAGTAAATTCGAAAAGCTAGTGAATCGGGAGAATAACAAACTAAGAGCAGAGTTTACTGCTAGAATCAATAATAATACACTATCCCCAACAATGGCTTCAGTGGTCCATTATCATATATTATGGAAACGGATATCCGAAAAAATGGGATGGAGTTATACAAAAGCGAAAACTAGTTAATTGGATTCTTTTAGGAAGACGAACTCCCCTTTTTGGTCGCTTTCTTTTTTGTCATGTACCTGTGAACCATCAAGGTATTTAACAGGAATACCATTAGGGTATGCCGGGCATTTTAATTTATCAAAATTAAAATGCTTGCATTGTGTACACTTAGATATATACACATTGTAATATTCATGTCTATCTTCTATATAATCCATTCTACGCTTTAACTTAATTACAAATGTATGCATTTGATTCTGAAATAAAATATATAAGCAGGAAAAATTTACTCCCAATATATTTTAAGGAAAAAAGTATGAAGATTTTAGCAACCATCAAAGCAGCTTTGAAAAAAGCTGGAATTCCTGAAAAGTATGCGGCCAAGGTGCAAGCTCTTTTTGACATCGAAAGTGAAGAGAATCTGGATAACTATATTGGGTTATTCAAGGATAATATTCTTCCGGACTTGGTATCAAATGAACAAGGCAGTCAAGCCAGTATTGATGCTGCTATTGCCGCTTATGAGAAAAAATACGGTTTGAAGGATGGAAAACCTATTGAGACAACTAAGACTAAAAAAACTAAGAAGCCGAAAGATGACGAAGAAGATGAAGACGAGGACGAAGATCTCGAAGGCTTGCCTGCTTCTGTTGTTAAGTTGTTGAAAGCCCAGCAGAAACAGATTTCCGAGTTGGCTGCATCTGTCTCTACTGTCGCTACAACAGTCACTACTTCTACGAAGCAGGCATCTGCTAAAGCATTGTTTGCAGATTCTAAACTCCCTGCAAAATGGTTTAATCGTATTGATGTCAATTCTGAAACTTCTGTTGAAGACCAGATTAAAGAGCTTCAAGAAGAATTTGCCGAAATCAAACAATCTGTTATTGATGATGAAGTCGCCGGTGGTGATTACAAGCCTAACTCTTACAAGCCGAAAGAGCGTTCAGAGAAAGAATGGCTGGACTTGATGGAAGATGAAGAAGGTTCTGATAACGGAGTTGCCAGCCTCGGTCTGGAAGATTAATAATTAATTCATTGTATTATGTTTAGAAAAAAAGAAACTGAATTTCAGTATGCTCCCGGTATAGAGAAGATTATCGAGGACATCCAAGGCGGTGGAACCATCGCTCGTGCGGAACTGAAGGGAATCATTGACGAACTTCCTCCGCTTGTGATTGTGGGTAAAGATTCCAATGGACTTTATCATGTCGTAAAAACGGCAAAGGTTACAGCCGCCGTCGCTGCTGCTGCCACGGCAGTACAAGTCGCAAAAGGGCATCTGTTTAAAGTCGGAGAAGCAATTACAGTTGGCGGTGCTCTTAAGGGGGCGTCTGATTTGATTGCTGCTATTGATAAGAGCAATGCTTCTTATGATACAATTACCGTTGCTGGTGCTATTGGTGCTGCTGCTATTGGTGATGTGCTTATTTTGGCTAACGTAAAAGCTGCTGCTAATGCCGCCAAGTTCAAGTATGTACCGGAAGCTATTACTATGAACAAAGTAGATGTAACTGTTGCAAATCAACAGTCTGGTCTCCTTGTGCGTGGTACTGTTAATGAGAGTGTAATGCCTTACCCGATTGATAAAGACCTGAAGGCAACGCTTGGTTTTATTCGTTTTGTCTAATCCATTAAAATAATGATATATGGAAAGAAGTTTAATTAAACAAGTGAACCGTAAGAACATGGGAGCACGACTTAACTCACGTAAGGTTAAGCCGGTATTCTTCCCTAACTTCTTCGGTGTAAAGCAGAAAGATTCTCTGAAATGGGAAACTTTGACCGGAGAGAAAGGTGCTCCTGTTATTGCAGACGTTATCAGCTTTGATTCTTCTGCACCGCAAAAGAAACGTGAAGTTGTAGGTAAGATGTCAGGTGATATCCCCAAGACTGCCGTTAAGCGTGGTATGAATGAAAGCGACTGGAACGAATACCGGCAACTTAGCCGTGATTGTGAAGGTGATTCGGATTTGAAATCTATCCTTGACCTCGCTTTCAAAGATCAGGACTTTGTATATAACGCTGTTCGTGGACGTTTCGAATGGTGGTGCATGCAGCTGATGTCTAAAGGTGGGTTCACTC